TTCTGTTCTAATAGAAAATCCAGGCCCAGTGACAATGTCTATAGGTGTGGGTAGTTCAACTATAGGTATTGGTGTTCCTGTAACTGGTAGCTCTGCAACTTCTAGTATAGGTGCTGCTACCGTAGATGAATCTGAATTAACAGGAATAGGTTGGGGTAGAAGAACTTGGGGTAACCTTGCTTGGGGTGGTGCTTATTCTGTTATAGCTACAGGACAAACTCTTACTTCTTCAATTGGAGCAGCAATTGGAAAAACTGATGTATCAGTTTCTGTTACAAGTGCTGGTCAACTAAGTTCTACCTTTGGAAGTTTTTCATTAAAGATAGATCAAGACATAACTGTATTTGCAGCAGAGGATCAACTAGACTTTACTATTGGTAGTTTAGATTTTGATGCCGATGCTAATGTAGAGGTTACAAGTGCAGGATCTTTAACTAGCTCAATTGGCACAACAGTAGCAGGACTTAAAACTCCAGTTGATGTAACAGGAATTCAAGCAAACTTTACTTTAGGAACATTTACTTTAACTCAAACAACTACTGAACCTGTAACTGGTCAATCAGCTACATTATCATTAGGTCAACATAGTGAAATACCAAGTCAATTGATAGGTGTAAGTGGTTTACAATTAGCAGGATCAATAGGATCTGTTACAGTAACTGGTTTAGCAAATATCGATGTTACTGGTATTCAAATGACCGCCTCTGTAGGAAGCCCAAATATAACAGCTTGGCAAGAAGTAAATTTAGGCGTAAGTAATACATGGACAGAGGTTGATTTAGCAGCTTAGAAAATATATAATATGATTATTTAAGGAGAAATTTTTATGACATCTAGTTATTCAAGTGATCTAAAACTCGAGCTAATGGTGACTGGTGAAAATGCCGGTACATGGGGAGATAAAACAAACAATAATTTAAATTTAGTTCAACAAGCAATCGCTGGATTTGAACAAGTTACGCTTTCAAGTGGTGGAACTTTAACTTTAGCAATGACGGATGGTACAATATCGAATGCAAGAAATTTAGTTATTAAATTTGCTACTGCATCTATAGCGTCTAGCACAGTCTGTACTATCCCAGATGGTATTGAAAAATTTTATATATTTGATTGTACAGGTTTAACTAATCCATCTAATTTAACAATCAAAACAGCTTCAGGAACAGGTTTTTCTCCTGACAGAGCAGCAATTTTTGCAGCATATGCTGACGGAACAAATCTTAAAGAAATTTCCTTAGATACTTTAGGCGGAACTGTTGCAGCTGCAAATTTAACTGGAACTATAGCTACATCTCAAATAGCTGATCATGCTGTAACTTTTGCTAAAATTCAAGAGACAACTACTGCTAATAGAGTGATTGGAGCTGTATCTGCAGGAGATGTAGGTGAGGTTCAAATTGCAACAGATATGATTGCGGATGACGCTGTATCTGCAGATAAATTAGCTAATACTTCAGTAAGTGCTGGATCTTACACTTCAGCATCTATAACAGTAGATGCACAAGGTAGAATAACTTCTGCATCCTCTGGCTCAGCAGGAGATTCAAATATTTTTCCTATGTGGATAAATCAAACAGGAACTTATACTGCTAATGCTAGTGCAACTAAAATTTTTGTTTACGCTGTTGGCGGAGGCGGAGGCGGAGGCGGAGCACATCCAAATGGCCCCGGACAACCCGGTGGTAGAGGAGGTGCTGGTTTAGCTCGAATTCCAGTTTCTGCACCTTATGCTGTCCCAGTAGCAACTGGTGCGGCCGGTAACCAAGGACCAAATCAAAATCCTGGTGGAACTGGTGGTGCTACGACTGTGGACACTAATAAAGTAGTTGCAAACGGAGGAGGCGGTGGAGTGGCAGGACAATCTTCTCCTCAACCTGGAAACACTGGTTCATTTGCCGTGGCAAGTCCTGCAGTTTCAATAAAAGACTATACACCTTTAGGAACAGATGCATATGTCCAACTTTTTGGACAACCTCAAAATGCAACTTCAGCTTCTAGAGGAGGATTCGGAACAGGAGGTTCTCCTTCATCACCAGGCTCTGCAGGTCAAGCAGGTGGAGCAGGTGGATTAGTTATATTTGAAAATGTTGTAGGAGGTTAAATTTATTTAATTTTTTATGGCAAAAGTTTTTTTCCAAAAAGATAATATTTCAAACACAAGTATGGTTGGTATGTTTTTAAATGAAACACAATTTGTAGAAACTAGACCATTAGCTTATTTAGAACATTACACTGTTGTAGAATGTTCAGATGAAGATTATAATAATTTTTATACTGGTAAGAAAATTTGTAAAGTAAACGCTGATGGTACAATTACATCATTAGATCCTATAAATGATCCAGAGGTAACAGAAGAAAAAGATTTTAGAAAATTATTACAATATTATATAAACGATCTTTTGCAATTTAAAGAACAGTGGCCAAATCATTCAAAAATATCTGAAATCGATGATAGTATAATTTTTGCTAATACAATTAATATTGAAGATTTAACATTTCCAACTAAAGATCCACTTAGATATTTAATAGACAATAATAAATATATTAATATTAGATTAATTTAAATATTGTTTTAAATTTAATTTTTGATATGTAAGGTTAATGAATATCATTAAATTTTCTGCACCTAAAAAAATAGAGACTTACCTGCAGGGTGTCTACCCAGTTCCAATAAAAACTAACATACCTGAGTGGTTTAAAAAAATAGAACATACTCAAGAAAAAAAAACAATTAAAGGATGTATGCCTTTTTTAGATAGTATGACATCAGGTTATCTTTTAAAAATGCCACAAGATTTATATTTAAAACATAATGTTTGGAATGATGAAACAAATAATTATGACTCCTTTTTTAAATATGCGATGGAAAATGGTAATGCAGCCGAACTAGGTTTAAATAATTGGAATAAAGAAATTCATTTCAAAGAACAATTAGAGGGATCTCCACAAATAAAAAAAAATAGTAATCTTCCTATTTATAAAATATTAAACCCATTTCACATTCAAACACCTAAAGGATATTCTTGTTTATTTACAGCACCATTAAATAACAGAGATGATAGATTTGAAATAATGTCTGGTATTGTAGATACGGATGTGTTTGAAATGGAAATAAATTTTCCCTTTGTAATTAATTCAGATAAATATCCAAGTCTTGAGACTACAATTCAAAGAGGTACTCCTTATGTTCAGATAATACCTTTTAAAAGAGAGGAATGGAAAATGGATTTGTTATTTGAAGATAGAGTAAGTAAAAATTGGACTGTTGGACATAACATATTAAGAAAATTATTTAATAATTATAAAAATTTTTATTGGAAGAAAAAAAAATGGATGTAAAAGAATTTATAAAAGTTTATGACGGCTTTTTAAAACCTGAACAAATAAGTAGTTTAATAAAATGGTTGAACACACAAAAATTTGATGTGGCAGAAACTGTAGGGGGTGTGCAGAAAAAAATTAGATCAGCAGCAACAAAAAATTTATTTAGAGATCCTGATAGTTTAACAAACTTGCATTGGTTTAATTTTTTAGCAAATAGATTTACTAATTTAGTTAGAGAGTATGATTTACAAAATAAATATGATGCTTGTATTACAAAAGTGAGTGAAATGACGGCTCTAAAATATGAAGAAGGTGATTATTATAAAGTTCATACAGATAATCATACAAAGTTTCATAGAACATTAAGCATTATTTTATATTTAAATGATGATTATGAGGGAGGCAGTGTAATTTTCAAATGTCCTAGGACAAATGAGACAATGTTAGAAGTTCCTAGAAAATCAGGACGTGTAATAATATTTCCTTCTAATTTTTTATATCCTCATGCAGTTCAAAATGTAAAGAAAGGTTGTAGGTATTCAATAGTATCATGGCTAAACTAAATAATTTTAAATACAAAGTTATAAAAAATTTTTTGTCAGAAGACGAATTAAAAATTTATGGAGCTTATGCAAAATCAAAACATGAAGACAATGTAAACAGTTTTGATGTACTTCAAAATAATAATGGTGATACTGCTTTTTACAAAGATCCGTTATTTAATTTTTTACAGAGTGATAAACATAAAATTATTGAAGAGGCTACTGGTATTAAATTATTATATACTTATAATTTTTGGAGATGTTATACCTACAATGCTATATTAAAAAAACATAAAGATAGACCCTCTTGTGAATTATCCGCAACACTATTTATAGATTCAGATGGAACTGACTGGCCCATATTTTTTGATGGTAAAGCAATTCACTTAGAAAAGGGTGATATTCTAATATATAATGGATGTGATTATGAACATTGGAGAGAGCCTTTTAAAGGAGATTATCAAATACAATTATTTTTACACTTTGTTGATGCTAATGGAAAATATGCTAATTTAAAAAATGACCCTCTTTGTGGTAAGTGCCGGGGAGATATATTGTGAAAATAATGCAAAATAAAAATACGGGTGATGGAGTAATTAAATTTACTGATCAAGAAGCTAAAATTATAAATGATAAAAAAGAACTTTCTATCTCTGTTAAAGAAATGGGACCATTTGCTAAAAGTCTAATGCACGTAGCAATGTTACTTTTTCAAAAGTATGATGATGTTATTGAAAAAGAAGAGAAAGAAAATCCAAATTTTAAGCCTTCCGATTAACGTATTTAATAAGATTAAAATTAATGATATAATACCCATATGCCATTAACAAATGTACAAATTAGTCCAGGTTTTAATAAACAAGTAACTGCTGCTGGTGCAGAAGGTCAGTGGACTGATGGGGATTTTGTAAGATTTAGATATGGTTTGCCTGAAAAAATAGGTGGATGGGCAGAAATTTTAGATAACACCATAGTAGGTGCGGCACGTGAACAATTTGTATGGGCAGATTTAGATGGAAGAAAATATGCTGCAATAGGGACAAACAAAGTTTTAGTTGTATATTATGAAGGAGCATTTTATGATATTACTCCACTAGACACTGCACTAACTGGATGCACGTTTGATACTGTAAATACTTCTGCTACTGTAACTGTTAATAAAGCTGCACACGCCCTAGAACCTGGAGATCTATTTACTTTTACATCAGTAACACCTCCTACTGGAGCTGGTTATTCCGCAGCAGATTTTGAAACTAACACTTTTCAAGTAATTACTGTTCCTGGTAGTGATGAATTTACTATTACTATGGCATCTGCCGCAGGAACAACTGTAAACGGTAGTGGCTCTGCAGTAGTAAATCCATATGTTAAAGTTGGTAGTTTAAGTTCAACTTTTGGTTTTGGTTGGGGCACAGCATTATGGGGAGGTGGACAACAAGTTTTTTCTACTTTAAATGGATTACTTCAAGACGACACTGCAGGAACTGGTGGAACAGGTACATCAATTACTTTAGCTTCTACGTTAAACTTTCCAACAACTGGCACTATCAAAGTAGGTGCTGAATTTATATCTTATACAGGAATTTCATCTAATGATCTGACAGGTATAACTCGAGCTGCTGCAGGTACAAGATCTGCACATGCTTCGGGTGCGGGAGTAGAGGTTTTTACTGGTTGGGGTATCGAATCATTATCTCAAACATTAACAATAGATCCTGCCTCTTGGTCACTAGATAATTTTGGTGAGCAACTTATTGCAACAATTAAAAATGGACAATCTTTTTCATGGAATCCAATAAATTCAAATCCCAACGCTTTAACTACTAGAGCTGCAATAATTTCTAATGCACCCTCTGCTTCTGTAATGTCATTAGTCTCTGATAGAGACAGACATTTGTTTATGTTAGGTACAGAAACTACGATAGGTACACCAAGCACTCAAGATAAAATGTTTATTAGATTTTCAGATCAAGAAGATATAACTGATTATACACCAACATCCGTAAATACCTCTGGTTTTTTTAGATTAGATTCTGGTACTAAAATTGTGGGAGCAATAAAAGGTAAAGATTACACTTTTGTTTTAACAGATAATGCTGCTTATGTAATACAATTTGTTGGTCCTCCTTTTACATTTTCTGTAAGACAAGTTGGATCAAACTGTGGTTGCATTGGTCAACATGCAATGAAATATGTTAATGGTGCAGTTTATTGGATGGGAGAATCTGGAGGTTTTTTTGTTTTTGATGGAACGGTAAAAGCTTTACCATGTTTAGTAGAAGATTTTGTTTTTACTACTAAAGGTTCAAATTTAGGGGTTAATTATGGTGATGGTGAATCTGTTTATGCAGGTTTAAATCATTTATATGAAGAGATAACTTGGTTTTATCCGAAAAATGGAAGTTCTACTGTAGATAGATGTGTAACATATAATTACCAAAGTGGCACTTGGACAACTGGGTCTTTAGCAAGAACCACTTGGGCAGATGCTAATCTTTTTGATGTTCCTTATGCTACTGAATTTTCTTCAACAGGAGTTCCCACTTTTCCAACAATACAAGGAGTTACAAACATAAATGGTGCAACAACTTACTATGCTCACGAAACAGGAGTTAATCAAGTTGACTTTCAGGGAAATAAAACTGCAATACCTGCGTTTATACAATCTGGAGATTTTGATTTAAGTCAGGGAGGAGATGGTCAGTTTTTTATGAGCATGAGAAGATTTATACCAGATTTTAAATTACTAACTGGTAATTGTCAGATAACAATAAATTTAAGAAGGTTTCCATCAAATACTGAAAGTTCCTCGCCTCTCGGACCTTTTACGGTTTCAAGCTCTACTGAAAAAATTGACACAAGAGCTAGATCTAGATTTGCTAATCTTAAAGTTGAAAATTTATCTACTGATCAAAATTGGAGATATGGAACTTTTAGAGCAGATGTACAACCTGATGGTATGAGATAATGGCTAGAGTAGATATAGTAATTCCTGAGCCAACGCCTAATTATACTGAAGAAAATCAAAGGCAAGTTACTCAGTCTTTACGAACCATGCAAGATAAGTTAAACACTTCTTATCAACAAGAATTAAAAAACGAACAGGATGCATTTAATTACTTTTTATCATGACGATTAGATACAAAAATCAAGGTTTCAAACAAGCTAGTACAGGCAAGACTACAGTTTTTACATGCCCTAGTGATGCAACTGTAATAGTCAAAAGTATTTATTGTTCAAACAGTGACGCTTCTTCGGCTATTTTGGTTAATATGAATTTAGTAGACTCTTCTGATTCAAACACTGAATATGAATTTTTTAGAGATGATGTGGGTTCAAAATCTCAAGTAAATGCTACACCACAAGGTTTAAATTTAGAAGCAGGAGATGCGATAACAGTTCAAGCAGCTACAGGAAGTAATACAATTCAAGGAGCAATAAGTTACGCACAAATAGATAGATCACAAGAGAATGGCTAAAGAAATTCTTTTTTTAGATGAAGTTATTATAGAAAACCATGAAGATTCTAATTTAGAAAAAAAAATTTTGTATTGTCTTGATCATGAAAAAAAATTAAATAATAAAGTAATTGCCTCCAATA